CCTCTCCGCCATGAGAAACATCAAACTTCAAAAACAAGAACTCCATGTTAACCTTGTGATCTGGATTAAGTTGTTTTGAAGCAAGCGTGTACATCAAATGCTGCAAGTTATCTTCGGCGTCTTTGCCAGCAAAAACAGCTTTGCTAGTTTTGTAATCTCTTACGGTAGATGAGTTATCCGAATAAACGAACTGACGATCAATAAAACCTTTGATGCGGTATTTTTTATTATTTTTATCTACCACAAGATCGAACGACCTTTCATTGAAGTCTTCGACTGGTTTTTGTTTCTTATCGCCAAAGAAATCGTACTTCAAGCCAACAAGAGTCATTTCTCTAATCAGCTTGAGGTTATCAGGGTCAGATACTCGATTTCTACGGGCACGCTTTAGCGTAAGAGATTTAATCGAAGGAACAGCAAATGGATCTCCTTCTTTGATTATTTTATTAACGTACTTCTTTCTTTTCGGATTAGAAAGCATTTCGAGAATCAAGTGAACAACGTCGCCACGATTTGCGCCGTCATTAGACGAGTCTGGGAGCTTCAAGACATAGTTGCACCAGTAAGACCAGCTACATTTATCTAAGGTCTTTATTCGGCTTGCGGATAAAGCTGTGAGAGGTTTAACTGATGGACTCATTTAGTTCTTCCGCTTTTTTGATTAAATTCTGTGGGAAATTATTTTGAACTGCGATTTCGTAAATCTTTTTGATTTGAGCTTCTCTTTTCACGGTTTTATTTTCCCAAAGAGTAAATAAATTGTCTTGGCCTTCAAATGTCAATAGATTCATATCGCTAAAATCATTAGCAAGAGGAAGTTTGATTTGAAGTTTCGTGTGGTCAAAAACAGAACAAAGCTGTAAGTAAGACTTGCAAGACGAAACTAATCCGTGATTCAACTCGCTGGTTGCGTCATTATTGTAGGCGATAATGATTTTATCTGGATTAAGTTCCACAAGTGTTGAGCAAAGTTTAGATGAGATTCCTAGCCCAAAGGTTACTAGATTATTTGCGTAGCCGTTTTCAAAGAGAGCCATACTGTCTCCAATGCTCTCAACGATAATAACAGTTCCGGTTTCTGCGATTTTCTCTCTAACGATTTCTACGCCACCACGCTTAACGTGAAGCGGGTAAACCCAATTTGTCTTTTTGCCTAAATGCTTCCATTTTGGGAACGTGGAGTCTTTATTCCAAATGGTAGCTCTAGCAGAAAACCCATGAATCTCTCCCTGAGAGTTGTAAATTGGGAAAACGATTCTTCTGAAAAGCTGACCAGCGGTTGCGTAACCGCATTTATAAAAGTTAAGGGTATCTGGAGAAATCATCTTCTTGGAATAGAAGTCCAAATGAGGAAGAAGATTCTCTAGCATTGATTCTGGATAGATTTTTTCCATTTTGATTTTCTCTTTAACTTCGTTAGATATGATATTTTGAAGATCAAATTTTACATACTTATCTATTACTGAATCATCTTTTGTGTTTAGCGTAAGAGAAATGAGCCTTTTGATTGGATAGCTTTTATCTCCATCAGCAAAGTCAGTCCACACTCCGCTGTTCTTGTAGATCTTTAAAGCAGTAGAGTTATCTCCTCCGCGATAAACAGCAGCGGCACGCCAATAACTACCAAAGTCTCTAAGATTATAACCTAGAGACTCAAGCGAGCTTTTAAGCTGCGTTGGGTCAACTATTGAAGTCTGGGACATCGTCCGGTTCATTTGTAGCTTCTGGTCTGGTTATTCCTGTATCCATTGAGCGAACAATATCGCGCAGATCGCCGTGCTCGGTAACGTCAAAGTTATTGAAACGAAGATTAATGAAATTACGGCGAAGGTTTCCATCTGGCATACGAACAGGTTCAACTGCCCCTGCAATGTCAGAACCTAAGAAACGATTCTTAATAAAGATTAACTTGTGAGTGCCAAATGCGTCTCCATCTTCCATTCTTTCGTCGATAGTTTTGTGACGAAGAATAGCCATGTGCGAACAATAGTGAACGATGCGGTCAGACATAGATACGATACTTTCATCATCGTTAATGTCGCTAGAGTTACGATTTGTAGTTACGCCGCTTCTGTTAGACTGAACAGAAGTAAACATAGCGACTAAAGGTTTGTGATCTTGAACCAAATCGCGCTGAATTGTTTTCTTAAACTTATCAAGCATATTACCAATAACCTGCCATTCTGATTTATCTTTATCTGAATCAGCAGAAGGTTTGATGTAATCGAAGCTGAAAATCATCTTGTTGCCGCGACCAATCTTTGAGTAATAGAATCTCTTGAGAGTATTGACCATCTGATCTGTCGTCATGCCGCCAACATTATAGTAATAGAACTTGAGGTTCTTTACCTTGTTCCAAGTCAAACGAACGCGATCAACAATATCAGGCCCAGCTTTGCGCCAAAGACCGCTTTCAAGAAGGTGCACAGGAACATGACTCAAGGCCGCGCATTGACGCATGATAACTTCTTCTTTGCTCATTTCGCCATTATCAAAATGGAGAACTGGAACATCGTATTGAGCAGAAACCTTTGTGCAGAAATTTAAAGAAAGAAGAGTTTTACCAACGCCAGAGCGAGCGACGATGACAGAGATATTACCGGGTCTTAAAAGGGAACCATAAATCTTATTAACTGTCGGGAATGGACCCATAAGACCAAATTCAGTAATAGGGTTATTACCGCGCTCTTCAATGATTGACTCCATTTCTTCAAAAATGTTAACAGGCTTTTCGTCATTATTCTCATATAAATTAATTGTTTTATTAAAAGAAGAGTCAGCTTCTTCAATGATCTTTTGGTAAGAGGCGTCTGGAGCCATCCTTTTCATCTTGTCGGCTACATCTAAAGCAGACTTATGAATTGTACGGCGAATAGAGTATTTCTTAATCTCTTTTGCCGCAGCGATTGCAGTTGTCGGATTTGTTTTTCTGATGGCTAAAGAACGACAGTAATCAAATGTATTGATATTGTCTTGAAAGGAAACGCCGATCTCCTTAATTCTTTGAGCTATAATAACTTCATCTATCTTCTCGTTAGCTTCTAGGCACTTACGGATAATATGATAAATAGTTTTGTGTACGACAGTTGACTCGGAATAAAAATCAGACTCAGATACAAAGTCGCAGACTTCTGCGTAAGTATCTGGATGCTGGATTAATCCCGCGAGGAACTGTTGTTCTACTTCTAGTGAATAAAGCATTATTCGTTATCGTCTGAAATTTCGGTGGAGTTTTCGGAAAGCCATTCTTCGATAGCTTTCTTAAGACCTAATGATGTTAAAACTGAATCAAAGCGAGTATAAATTTGAGGAGTGCCATTTTCAGAGCAGATGCACAAGACAACGCCCTTGTAAGAATCCGCGCCTCCAGACATTTCGTAGATTTGGGCTACCATTTCGACTGGAAATTTGAATTCTTTGTTTTCGTTATCTTTTTTGTCTTTGGATTTCTTCATAGTTCTACTCCTTGTTTTGAGAAAATCTCGTAATTGATTTCCTCGTCTTCGTAAATCTCTACGAGCACAATTCCATTTGTCAAGCAAAACTTCATCTTTAAATCGTCTCTCTTTAACTGCGCGAGCCAGTTAAGGCGATTGTTGTTGTGAAAAAACTTATTGAACTGCTGGTGCTGCTTGCCTTGAACCTCTACCGCGATTTTTTTGTTGGCGTTGTAGAAGTCTAAAGACAAGCGTGTGCCAGCAACGCGAAGCTCTTCAAAAACAATGTCGTGTTTCCAATAAGAGGATAAAAACTGTTTTACCCTCCATTGGACTTTGCTTCTGGATTTGGCGTCCCAATTAATTAAGAAGTTTTTGGCATTTTTAATTAATTTTTCTTTGCCATTAAGCGTCTTGAATTTCATTTGAAGGATCGCTCGAAATCATATTCACAAAATGCTTGTGAAGAATTTTCGTTAACTTTTCGTTACCTTCGATAAATGAGAATAGAGCATTTTCGCCTTGGAACTTTTCTGGAATCTCAACCTTGTTGGATGCGCAGATTTCCTTCAAGTCTTCGGAGATATAGTACCAAGCCCCAGAGCGTTCTACCATTTCCCAAGTTAAGAGCATATCTACGATTTCTTTTTCCAGCCAAACAGAACGTCCATTAGTGCGTCCATACTTGATTGGATAAGTAATGCGGTTCTTGCTCTTTTCGTTTGGACTCTTCTTGATGTAGATTTTGCAGTAATGCCCAATAATAGGATTTTTCACTGGGTCTGATTTCTTGATTGATGGGTCTTTAAGGATAACGTCCCCTTCAAAACGAGGTTCAAACTCAAAGATAAAATTGGCGAAGTGCAGTAAAGCATTGCCGCCAGTAGCGGACGTTTGACGAATTGGGGCTTTGCTGTATGGGTCAAGTTGAATATCGCTTCTGACCTGAGAAATGAAAATAGCCATATGCCCACGTTTAGTCAGACCGATAGACATACGCTTCATGAAGTCAGCCGCGATTACTGCGCCGCCAGCAACTTTCTTGGAGTCTTCAAAGTTCTTGTCTAAGTCTCCCTTAGAAATAAGGCCATCCACAGAATCAAGGACAAACATATACTTGGCCTTGTCCTCATTGAATTGAACTAACTGGCGCATTGCGTCAACGGCGGTTTCGTAGATATTGCACTCAAATACGAAACAGGTTCCAACGTCCCAAGATTCGGCGTCGAAAACAAACTTAACGCCAGAGCGTTTTTGCATCTCGTCGGAAAGGCGACCTTCCGCTTTGATAAAAAATCCTTTTGAGTTCGGTACGGTCAACAAAAAGTTACGCATAACTTCAAGCGCGGCGGATGTTTTGCCGCCTTCTGTGAAACCTACGAATCTGTGCAAACCGGGTCCAATGCCGCCGCTGGTCTGCATATCGAGGTTAAGAGAACCAGTAGAAACACGATAATTGAAGGTTTCTTCAAAGTTGTAGTGGTCTTCTTTTTTGTTATTCAAAAACGATTTCAAAACAGAGTTTGATGAAACGTTGCCTTCTGGTTTTTCTTCTTTTACTTTTTCTTTCTTGCTCATGATAAAAATTCCTTTAGTGTTGGTTTGGGTTTAATGTTAAAATCTTCTCCAGCCTTGTCTGTCAAGACGATTTCTTGGGTTGGCTGCGGCTGATAGTAAAACTCGTTGCGTTTAATTTCAAGTTCTGCGGCCTTCCAATCGGCATAATAAAAAGCAAGAGTTTCAACCTTCTTAACTGGAACATATTCCGATAAGAATTTAAAACCATATCTTTGTTCAATCTGCCTGAGAATAGTAAGTTCTTTCTTCCAAAACTCAGCGGTAGTTCGTTTTGGTATATTGACAAATCTGGCAACAATAACGCGACGGGATACTTTCTTAGCTGGCTTTGGCTTTTTAACTCTTGGTTTGCGCGGCGCTCTTTCTGCGCGAGGTTTCCTTGGTTTTCTAGGCTTGCGAACCTTGACGATCTCTGGAGACTGAATCTCTAGTTGAAATG